ATATTCACTCAAGCCAAAAACAATGATGGTTTATATGATTATAGAATTGTATGTGATGAAAGAAACAATACTCCAGATGTAATCGATAATAATGAAATGAGATTATCCATCTACATTCAACCAGTTAGAACCGCTGAATTTATTTTAGCAGATTTCGTTGCTACACGCACTGGTGTTAATTTTAGTGAACTTATTGGATAACCTTTTAAGATAAATATATACATATGGCAAATCTATTTCAAAACCAAGACATAAATAACTTCTTTCAGAACGCTATTAATAGAGACTTCGCAAGAACAAATCTCTTTCGTGTTCTTTATATAACATCAGGATCATCGAATATTGTTTTTGATGCTAAAGATTTGGTGTACATAACTACTACATCTCTTCCTAAAAGAGCAATAAACAACGTTTCTGTTCCATTCATGGGACTTAAATTTAATGTTCCAGGAACTGCAAATTATCCTGGAAGTGAAGGCTGGAATGTAACATTCAGAATGCCTCAAGATTTAGGAATTCGTAAAAAATTGGAACTTTGGACTAGAGCAACATTTGATGATGCAACAAGTACTGGTTCGTATGAAGTAAAAAATTTAGGTAGTGTAGGAATTGCCTTAATGGGTAAAGACGGAAACGTACAAAGAGTTTATAACTTAGTAGGTGCATATTGCACTAATATAGGTGATTATAATCTTGATGTTACTGCTGCTGGTGAAATTGTTACTTTACAAGCAACAATTGCATACCAATATTGGGTACAACCAGAATCTTCTCCTCTCATAATCCAATAATAAAATAGTTATTTAGTATAAGTATTTGGAAATGGCTTCAACAGGTCCTATACCCTACTATTTAGATATTTTAAGTCAATGGCCGTCTGCTATTGCAATAGATAGTCAGTGGTTTTTGTCTATAAATTTTGATTCTTTGCCTATATTAAAAAGTGATATAATAAATCTAGTCAGAGAATATGAAAATGGATCATCTGATTCTGTTGATTGGGATGTATCTTCAAGTGTTATCAAAACTCTGATATCAAAAAAATATCAGAGTGGACATGAGTTTCTTGCTTGTGTATTTGCAGAAGGTGTTACTTTACCATCGGATAGTGTAGACGCAAGTAATAAAGGCGTATCTCATGCGGGATTTCAAGGAGCATCTACTGTTAGTAAAAGAAATGATTTTAAAACATTTTCTGTAACTTTTACAGAAACAAATGCATCTTTTGTAGATTTTGTAATACGACCATGGCTAATAGCGGTTAGTCATTTGGGATTTGTAACTAGAGACAATAGAAATTTAAATGTTAAAGCATTAGATTTTGATGTTATGTATATAGCAAAAACAGGATCAGGTTCTAAGCCCGCTTATAGAAAGGGATTCAGATTTCATGGAGTAGCTCCCATTTCTATAAGTAATTTTACTTCTAGACATTCTAATGTGGGTTTACAATCATATACAGTAGAGTTTATATATGATTCTTATAGTGTATCTGCTAAACAAACAAATCAATTAATTAGTAATACGCAATCCACAGCTACTAGAAATATAAATCCAAATAATACAACCACAAATAATCCAACTACAAACAATCTCTGGAATTTAACAGGAATTACTCCTGCTATGCCAAATGTTTCATTAAAAAATAATATTGGAATGGATTTTACAAATGTAGAAGGAAGTGTAAATTACGCAATTTTTGGAGATTATTCTTTTTTACAACCGCCTAAAAATTCAGCTACAAATAATAATATAACGCTTTTTGACAATACAGGAGCTATGTTTAGTAATAGTACGGGATCTTCATTTACAAATCCTTCAAATGGAAGATCAACCGGAGGCGTATTTCCAACTAGTGAAGTAATATTTTAAAAAAAATATTAATTAAGTTGTAACTTATAAGAAGTTAGGTAAATCTTATATATGGAATATTTCTTGTATTCAGTTGAGATGCCACTTTCTAATGTAGAATTGTTCTATAGAGATATAAATTCAAAAGAACAATTAATTTTAGCTAAAACAAATTTACTATTTCCCATAGAAGAAGAAAATTCTAAAGAATATTCAAGAATAGTAAAAAAAATAATATTTAATTGTGTTGAAAATAAAGAAGATATATACAAATTAAATATAATTGATTATTTTTTATTCATAATAAAACTAAGAATAAACAGTTTTGGGGAAACTTTAGAGTTAATGTTAAAAGCAAATGACAACTCTGATGAAATGGACTCTAAAATTTCAATAAATTTGAATGTTTTTATGAAAAATTTATACGAAAAGTCAAAAAAAGCTATGGAAGATTGTATAATAACACATAAAAATTTAAAAATATGTATAGATTGGCCAAATATGACTTCCAAAGAGTTTTTTTTAAAAGAAAAAGAAGAAATAGGAACTGCTATATTATCTAATATACAAGAATATATAAAAAATATCACTATAAATGATGTTTTTATTGATACTACCGCATATAAAAGCGAAGAAAAATTAGAACTTTATGAAAAACTTCCAATTTCCGTTAAAGTAAAAATACAAAAAAAGGTTTTAAATGCTATTTTAAAAATATCCAAAGAAAATTTGTTTGGTATCAAAAAAATGGATTTTTTTAAATATAATCCATATAATAAATCTCAACAACAACTAATGAGATTTATATTTTCAGATAATTTGAGAAATATATATCAAGAATATTACATATTGTCATCTAAAAACATAAATCCTTTATATATAGATAGTTTATCGGTATCAGATAGAAGAGTTTTTTGTTCTTTTATAAAAGAAGAATCAGAAAACTCTCAAAAAAAATCAGAATCTACAAGCAAAAACAACACTCCCTTGGAAGATTTAATGCATGAATTTGGAGAGTAAGAGAGTAATTAGTCATATGTCAGAACAATCTACAACTCAAATAAACTTTAACGATGCCTTAAACATACTAAGCAATGCTTCTAAGGAGGCATTTACAACTGATGTCTGGATACCATCATTAAAAAGACATGTTAAAATTGAAGAATTAAGTGCTAAACAACAAAAAGGTCTTTTAGAGTCTGCTATAGATTCTACAGTTGCAAAATCTACATTTTCTAAACATTTTTACGAGATAGTTTCTTCTAATTGCACAGAATCTAAAGAAGTAATAGAGAAGTTTACTATAGCGGACAAGTTTTCTATTGCATTTGCAATGAGAGCACAGATATCAGACAATATAGAAATTGTATTTCAAGAAGAACCTAAAATATCTTCGCTTATTCCATTAAAAGATATAATAGATAAAATAAATACATACGAGCATCCAACGCAAGAAGTTATAAAATTTTCAAAAAATAATGTAGAATTAGAAACTACTATAGAAATGCCACTTTTTTCCGAAGAAGAGAAATTCGATTTATACATTTACGGAAAAGATAAAAAGGAAAATAACGTAGAAGAATTTAAAAGTGTTGTTGTTGGAGCATTCTTAGGGGAAACTTCAAAATTTATAAAAAGTATTAAATTAGGAGACACTGATTTAGGGTATGATAAATTAAATATACCACAAAAAATTCAAGTAATTGAAAAACTTCCAGCAGCACTTGTTCAAACTGTTTTAGAAAAAGCAGTTGTTTGGAAAAATAAATTAGATGAAATTTCCAAAGTAAAACATCAAGATTTTACTAAGAATATAGATGTAGATAGTATATTATTTTTAACGTCTTAATCCACTAAAGAAGTACATATAGATTAAGTATTCTATATGTCATTTGAAGAATTAGGAGATTTTTTAAAAAGCCAAGGTGTTTCTGTATCGGGATCAATTGATCCCGATAAATTATTGGGAATGTTGTTGGGTAATCCTTCTTCTATCAACGAAGACATAAAAAAAATACAAAAAGATACTTTAAATTCTATCAATGATATTTCTAAAAGACATACCGATAAGTTAAACGAGGAAGCAAAAAATATAAATTATAAAGATTCTGTAAGCAAATTAATAGGAATTTCTTCAGAAGAAATAGATTATACTTCTTTAACTATCTTAAAAAAGGAAATATTAAATAAAGCAGTAGAGATAACACAAAAATTAAAAGAAGATGTAGAAAACATTAAAAAAGAAGCAGATGATTTTAATAATAAAACACCTTCTCAAGAAAATACTGTTAAAACACCTTCTAATAAAAAAGAAAATACAAAAGACGACTTAGAACAAGTATCTTCTAGTTTGGAAAATACAGTATTAAGCGAATTTGCAGAAAAATTTAAACAAAAAATACAAGAAACAAAAACAATTGATGTTGTTCCTAATAATAAATCAAATGTAGTAGAAGAAAATACAAAAACAAATCAATTTCTTGAATCTATTTCAAAGAAAGTAGACTCTTTGATAAAAGGTAAAGATAGTATTGTAGATATATTATCACAAGAACAAAAACCAGTTTCTTTAGATGAATCATCAGTAAATGCAATATCAAAGTTATTAAAATTAAGTAAAGAAGAGGAACAAAAGCTTAGAGAATCTTTATTAGAAGTAGAAAAACAAAATTCTGAAAAATTAGATAATATAAAAAAATCTAGTGATGGAAGTTCTGGATTAGGACTTTTAGGATTAATAGGAACGAAAGGACTTTTAACTACCGTTACAACTGCTCTTGGAGGATTTGCTAGTAAAATATTAAGCATTGGTACTATATTTTTTGGTTTACAAGTAGCAGTATCTAGCCTTATAGGTGTTTTAGGATTTTTAGGAAAGCCTCTAGGTGCTTTAGGGGATTGGATGTTTAGTACAGACAAAGCTAGTAAAACAATAGATGCCATTAACGAAAAGTCTGGAATGAACACCAAAGAAGGACAAGAACATTGGAAACAAATTGGAATGGGTGGTGCTATAGGACTTGGTGGGGTAACGGTAGCTAGAAGTCTTTTGACAAAAAAAGGAAGAGAGGGAATGATAGATGCAGGAGAAAAATCCATAAAAAAATATGGACCTAGAATATCAAAAACAGCATCTACACTTGCTAGTGGAACTGCTAATATAGCAAAAAAAATACTACCAAATAGCATACTAAATGCTGCTACTAGTCTATCCAATAAAGTTTCTCCTATCATTGAAGCATCTTCTGGATTAATAAAAAGTGCTACTTCATTTATAACAAAAGCATCTCAAGGCACTGGAATGGGTGCTAAAATATTAACAGGATTGGGTGGTGGAATTAGTAAAATAGGAGGACTCTTGGGTGTTTTTTCAAAATTTGGTGCAGGAGCATTAGGTGCTATTTTTAAAAGAATTCCATTAATAGGTATATTATGGGATGCTGGAATAATGATAAAAAGATTTATGGATGGTGATTGGAAGGGTGGATTGATTAGATTAGCATCTTTGGCAACAAATGGATTGTATTTCCTTGGTCCTTGGATGGCATTGATACAAATACCTCTTAGTATGTGGATAAGTTCTTTTGATACTGGTGGAGAAGATTCAAGTGGTATTGGTGATGAAAATGATACTAGTAGAGATGGAAATACTTCTAATTCACAAACAAATCCTGGTTCAATACCAACTCCTCCAATACCAAAGGGAACCCCTCTTCCATCGCCAAAATCACAAACAACAACGACAACACCTTGGTGGAAACGTCAAATGCAAGGTATGTATACAGGAGGTGAAAGCACTTCAGAAGAAACTCCTCCTCCAGAAAGACCAAGCGGAGAACAACCATCAGATGAAGTTCCTATGACATGGGATCCATCAAATCAAACAGAATTTGGAGAATGGAGAGCAGAGAAACCAGATAAATCACAATGGATTAAATTTGGTCCAGCAGCAACACCTGTACCACCTCCTCCTGCTGTGGATTTATATAGAGATCCTTCCATACCAAAAGAATTAAATTTAAGTAAAGAAACAATTGAAGCATTAGGAAAACATCTTTCCGAATCTGTTGGAAATACACAAAATGTTATAAACAACACTACAAATAATTCATCAAAATCAAGCGGCGGTGATCCTGTTCACAATGCAAGAACTCAATATAACAGAACAGGAATAAACTATCCTGCAATGCCATATACACCATATTAATAAATATATATAATAACACATGAGCTTATATACTATATCACCAATGACGATAACAATAGCAGGTGCTTCGTTTACATTTCCCCATGTTCAACCAGGTTCTTCTGGAGGAAGTATTGATATTATTAGAGACTTTAGATGGAAAAATAATAAAACTTCTGGAAGATCTATTAGTGAAGTACCATCAATTATGCTTACAGAATATACTTTGGGTTATGGTAAATGGCAAACAAAACTTTCTAATTTATTTAATAATATAATAAATAATACAACCGGAAGTACAGATCCATATGGTCAATTATATTCAGGACTAGCAACTAAGTTTGTTTATAAGTTACCATACTTATTAAAAGATGGTTCTACTCTAAAAGGAAAAACAGATAATACATGGAGTGAATTTAAATTAGAAGATATTCCTTTAGTTGGTGATACATTAAGCAAAGCAAGTAAACTTGGAGAAAAAATAATAACCGGATTTGGATTTGAAAATACTGGCAATTACTCAGAAACAAAAAAAAGAAGTGTGGTGATAGAATTTCCATTATATAATACAATGGATATAGGAGATACTATTAAAAATTATGAATTTATTTCTTTATTTGGTATGCAAAACTTAAAAATAAGAACTAGTTTTTTAACATATATACCACCAAAAATATATTCGGTAGAATCAACCGGAAGAGGTGGTGTTTATATGCCAGCAGCATATGTTAGTTCATATGATGTAAGAAGCATAGGAGCAACAAGAGAAATACAAATAGGAGGAAACACACATTTAATTCCAGAAGCATATAAAGTTTCAATAACATTAACCGAACTTATACAAGAGAGTGCAAATATAATGCAAGGTAGTTTGGGAGGATCAAAAACTCAAGTAATAAAAAATTATGATGGTACTTTTAGAGATATAGCAAGAGGAACTGCTGGTCAAGTAAATGACTTAATTACACCCGCTAAACCAGGACTTCAAGAAGGTTTTGATAAAGCTATTACGTTGTTTTAAACTATTATGAAACAAAATTCTTTTACAGATCTACCTACTTTATCATTATATAGATATGAAAATTTCTTTAATATCTATACCGATAATAATTTAAATAAATTCTATAATATATTAAAATCCATAGAGGTATTTCCATCAGATAATACTGATGCAGAAATGATATATTATACAACATATATAGATACTTGGCATTTAATATCATATAAAGTTTATAATACAATGGATTTATGGTGGTTAATTTGTACATATAATCAAATACAAAATCCAGTAACAAGACCAGAACCAGGAACTAAACTAAAAATATTAAAAAGTGAATATGTTTCTGTTGTTTTATCGGAGTTAAATAAACAAATCAATAGGTAGTAGCAATTATTATAAATTTCATAAGTAGTTATAATGCCTAGAAAAAAGAAAATTAACACATCTTTGGATAACATTGATGTTGATGATATTGTAGTAGATGGAAAATTCTACCAAGGAAATGAAA